ACAGGAAAAATAGCCGCTTTAGAAGCAAAACTTGCTGCTATTGAAGAAATGGTTAATGCTTCTAATGAACGACTTACTCGTATTGATGAGGATGAGGAGTTTAGTGAAATGATGGATACAAGTAAAGTTAATCAAATCCGTAAAGAAGTAAAACAACTTGAAAAAACTCGCGAAAAACTCCAGAAAGAATATGCTAAAACTAAAGATGGTAAGAAAAAACCAGCAAAAGTAGAACCTGTGATGGATGAAGTTGAAGATGTTAATTTAGAAGAGTCTCCAGAAACTGAACTTAATGAATCAGTAAAAAGATTCCAAAAATTAGCTAACATTCTTTAATTAAAAAACATATAAAGATATAGGGAGCTTCGGCTCCCTTTCTTTTTGCTTATGTATATATGATGGATATAAAAGAAACAATCAAACAAGAATTCATAAAGTCAGCCCAAGATCCGGTTCATTTTATGAAAAAATATTGTTGGATACAACACCCCACTCGGGGAAGGTCGCAATTTAACTTATATGTTTTTCAAGAAAAACTACTCACTTTATTAAACAAACACGATAAATCTATTATTTTAAAATCACGTCAGTTAGGTATATCTACTCTTTCAGCAGGTATTGCCTTACATATGATGATATTCCAAAAAGATAAAAATATCCTTGTTATTGCTACTAAACAAGAAACAGCTAAGAACTTAGTAACTAAGGTAAGATTTATGTATGAAAACTTACCAAGTTGGATGAAATTACCAACGGCTGAAAATAATAGATTATCTTTAAGGTTGAGTAATGGATCTCAAATTAAAGCAGTTTCAGCAGCAAGTGATGCTGGTAGATCTGAAGCCATTTCATTATTGGTGATTGACGAAGCTGCGTTTATTGAAGCAAATAAAATTGAAGAAATTTGGGGCTCAGCCCAACAAACCTTAGCTACTGGTGGTAGAGCTATAATTCTTTCTACACCTAATGGAACTGGTAACTGGTTCCATAAAATGTGGACTAAAGCACAAGAAGGATCAAATGGTTTTACTCCTATTAAATTACCTTGGACAGTACACCCTGAACGAACTCAAGTTTGGAGAGATAAGCAAGATGATGAGTTAGGCATTCGAATGGCTGCTCAAGAATGTGATTGTGATTTTACTACATCAGGTGATACTTTCTTTGTTCCTGAATTAATTAATTATATAGAAAACACTACACTAAAAGACCCACTTGAAAAAAGAGGAATGGGTCAAAATTTATGGATATGGGAATATCCTGACTATACTCAAGATTATATGGTAGTAGCAGACGTTGCTAGAGGGGATGGTAAAGACCATTCATCATTTCATATAATTGATGTTAATAGATGTATTCAGATAGCTGAATTTAAAGGCCAATTGCCTACAAAAGATTTTGGAAAATTATTAGTAGCTATTTCAACTGAATATAATAATGCTACTTTAATTGTTGAAAATGCTAATATAGGATGGGCAGTTTTACAAGAAATAATAAATGTAGGATATCCTAACTTATATTATAGCCCTAAAGATGAAAAATATACTCGTGATGTAGATGGGTATATTTCTAAAGGATATGATATTATAGATAAATCTAAAATGGTTCCTGGGTTTACTATGAGTTTAAAAACCCGTCCTTTAGCATTATCTAAGTTAGATGCTTATGTTAAAGAAAATACAATTCAAATTCAATCTAAACGTACTTTAGAAGAATTTAGAACATTTGTATGGAGAAATGGTAGAGCAGAAGCTCAATTAGGTTATAATGACGACTTAGTTATGTCTTTAGCTATAGCGTGCTATGTTAGAGATACAGCACTTAAATTCTCTCAACAAGGATTAGAATTAACTAAATCTGTTTTAAATAACATATCAGTTAAAAGATATAATCCCTTTTATGGTCAAATGTCCCAAAATAACCCCAATTCATCATACAGAATGGATGTTAATGGAAGTAGTGAAGATATTTCTTGGCTTCTGTAACAGATATTTATACATTGAATAATAAAAATTAAATATGGCGGATACTACATTATTTACAAGATTAAAACGATTATTTTCTTCTGATGTTATCATTAGAAACGTTGGTGGGAAACAACTTCGTATTATTGATACTGCTAAAATACAAAAATATGGTAGTTTAGAATCTAATTCTTTATATGATAGATTTACTAAATTACATCGTCCTGTAGGGTCTTCATTACAATATAATCCTACTCTTAATTACTCTTCTATGAGACTTCAGCTTTATAGTGATTATGAAGCTATGGATTATGATGGGATTATAGCTGCTACTTTAGATATTGTATCTGAAGAATCAACTTTAAAGAATGAATATGGTGATGTTTTAACTATTAAATCTAATAATGAAAATATTAAGCGTATTCTTCATAATTTGTTTTATGATGTATTAAATATTGAATTCAATTTGCCTTCTTGGGTTCGTCAAATGTGTAAATATGGAGATTTTTATTTAAAATTAGAAATTTCTGAAAAATTTGGTGTTTATAATGTTCTTCCTCTTTCTGTCTATCAAGTAGTACGAGAAGAAGGATTAGACCCAGATAACCCTAACTATGTAAAATTTGTAATTGACCCTAATGGATTAGCCCAAGGAAATTTATATGGTGTTCCTCAAAAGCGTGATCAATTAGCATTAGAAAATTACGAGGTAGCACATTTTAGATTATTATCAGATAATAATTATCTTCCTTATGGTCGTTCTTATTTAGAACCCGCTCGTAAAACTTTTAAGCAATTAATGTTGATGGAAGATGCGATGTTAATCCATCGTATTATGAGAGCTCCTGAAAAAAGAATATTTTATATTAATGTTGGTGCTATTCCTCCTAATGAAATTGATAGTTTTATGAATGATACTATTGCGAGGATGAAAAAAACACCTTACATAGATCAACAAACCGGAGATTATAACCTAAAATTTAATATCCAAAATATGACTGAGGATTTTTACATCCCAGTAAGAGGTGGTGATTCAAACACTAAGATTGATACTACTAAAGGCTTAGATTATGATGGTACTACTGACATTGAATATTTGAAAAATAAAATGTTAGCAGCATTAAAAATCCCCAAAGCATTTATTGGGTACGATGAAAATCTTGAAGGTAAATCTACATTAGCTGCTATGGATATTAGATTTGCTCGTACAATCGAACGCCTTCAGCGCACTATAGTGTCTGAATTAACTAAAATAGCATTAGTTCATTTATATACTCAAGGTTTTGAAAACGAACAATTAGTAGATTTTGAATTAAAATTAACAGGCCCCTCTATTGTATTTGAACAGGAAAAAACTGAATTATACACAAGTAAAGTTAATTTAGCCAGTACTATTTTAGACAAAAAATTATTTTCTCGTGAATGGATAGGAGCAAATATATTTAATATTTCAAGAGAACAACTTATTGATGAGAATGAAAAAACTCTTGATGATGCTATGCATACTTTCAGATTAAATCAAATAGAAAGTGAAGGTAACGATCCCATCGAAACTGGAGAATCTTATGGAACACCTCACGATTTAGCTAATCTTTACTCTACTAAGAGAGATAAAGGAGTTAAGGATGTTCCTGATGGGTATGATGAAGATGAACCAGGACGTCCAAAGAAAAAATTTGGTTCTACCTATGGTAGTGAAGAATCAAATTTCTCCCGTGACCCTCTTGGAAAATCTGGTTTAACTGCTGATGAGACACCAAATAGAACTAATAATGTTTCTAATGTTTCTTCATTAGCTCTGGAAAGTAACAATAGGATGGTTAAAAAGTTAGCCCTTAATCGTTTAAGGAAACAAACCCTCCTTACGGAAAATGACGAACATACGCTATTAAGCGAAAAGAATATAATGGATGAATAAGTCTGTTATATTTATGATATATTTATATTAGAATAAATTTATTAATTAATGAAACATTCCAAGTATAAAAATACTGGGATTTTATTCGAGCTTTTAACTCGACAAATAACTGAGGAGACCAT